CGCGAAGGCTTCGCGCCGGTGCCAGGCGAGGCGGGCGCGGTGCCTGTCGGTGAGCGGGATGGGGGATTGCCAGCGCAGCTCGGCGCGCGCCCGCTCGCTCAGCCTGGGCGAGAATTGCGGACGCCCGTCATCATCGAACGCCACCAGCCCCCGGTCGAAGGCCGCATCCCACAGGGCCGAAAGCAAGAGGCCGTTGTGCACGTCCCGCCGATCGGTATCCCTTCCGCAAACCTTTTAGGGGATGATGTGGCTTGCGCGCAAGAGCTCCGGGTCGGTGATGCCGGCCAACGGGCAGCGGCCTTGCCAATAGGTCATCAGCCGGTCGCGGAAGATATCCTGGCCGACGCGCTGGATGATCAGCCGCTCGGCCTCGGTGCCTTTGGGCAGGTCGGCCACGGCGGCGCGAATGCCTCAAGCGGGCCGTCGGGCAGCGTCATGCCCAGCTGCATATATTCGCGCGTACCGCACCCGGATCCCCGGACACGCGGTTGCACCATGCTGCGTGCCTGGCCTGTCTCGCGTGCGGTGAACGACGTGCGGCGGGACGGCCCTGAGCTTCTGGAACCGGTCGCGTAGCACGCGCGCGTCCGTTGCGCTCTGAACGCACGAAAGGCCCCGCCGGCACTTCCCTAATCGGGCTCCCTGCGCGCTCGCGCGCTGGGTTCCCGGGACGTGCCGGCGGGGCCGGAGGGCGGCGCGGTGGCCGAGGATCAGGCGAGGCGGAAGACGGTGCCGTCCTGGACGACCGTGACCAGCGCCGACGCCGGCAGGTCGCCAGGATCGAGATCGACGGAGCCGTCACCCTTGCGGATGGCGACGGCACCCAGCCCGTCCACGTCGAGCGTCGCAGCGCCGGTGTTCGCCGCCGCACCGTTGATGAAGCGAACCGTCAGCCCGGCGAAGTAGGCGGCGAGCGCGGGCGTGAGCGAGATCGTGCGTGCGTTCGCGGTGCCGCCAGCCGTGCCGCCCCAGGCATTCAGCCCGCGCGCGCCCGAGATCGACGGCGCCTGTTCGGCCGTGTTCACCTCGACCACCTGGATCGCGAGCCAGGTGCGCGGGCTTGCATCGATCGTGCGCGCCGCCGTCACGAACACGCTGGCTTCGAAATAGTCGCCGGCGGTCACGCTGATTGGCGCGCTGACGGCGTTGATCTGGGCCACCGTGAGACCGGTGCTCATATTGACGTTGCCGACACCGACAACGTCGCCGCCGTTCATGCGAAGCTGCAGTTGGGCGCTGGTCGAACCGCCGGTGATCCGCACGTTTGCCGAGACGACCACGCGCGTCACACCCGCCGGCACTGTCAACCGCGTCGGATTGGCGTTGGACCAGAACGAGTCTGTGTCGTAAATCGTGCTGTTGAACGTGATGGCCGTTTCAGTGTTCGCCGCGACGGATTGCGTCGCCGTCTTCTGCGTCAGCGCACCGCGGAACGGCACCGCCCAGTTGCTCGCGAAGACGGTCGGGGTGAAAAACTCCAGGCCGATTGCGGCAGCGTTCACGCGCACCAACCGCAACGACTGGCCCGAGTAGGATGCCGGCGTGTCCGTCAGGTCAGTGAACGTGGACGCGCCGCCACCCACACCGCCGATAGCGCGGATGCCGTTCGCCGTGCCGTCGGTGTAGATCGTGAGCGCAGCGCCAGCCGGCACCACCACCGAGCCCGTGCCGCGCGCGACCGTCAGGTCGGCCGTCCCATCAGCGTTGTCGATCGAGAACTCGCGCCGGATCTGCGGCACGGTCAGCGTGCGCGGTATCGTCACTCCCTGGCTGCGGAAGATCCGGTGCAGGCGGAACTCGTCGTTCGTCAACGTGACGTTGCCAGCCGAGAGGTTGACGGTCAGGAAGTCGGTAACGGCCCGGTCGAGCCGATTGAAGCCGTCATTGATCGTCACCTCCTTCTGCGCCTGTGCCGCAGCGACATGCGGGATGGCGAGGTTCGGCGTGCTCATACGACAGCAACGCCTCTACGGCCGCGCCCGACGAGAGCGCTCATCTGAAACACATGCACCCGGACCGGATCGCCTGGCGTCAGCCCATCAGCCGTCTGCTGCGCGGCGGTATAGGTAACGGTCGGCGACGTCAGCCCGGTGAAAGTGCGCAACGTAGCAGTGTCGCCAGCGTTACGAATATCGACCTCATAAGCCTCAGTTTCCTCAGCGAGCGGCACCGAGCCGGTCAGATCGACCAGCTCGCCGCCGATCCGCGTGCGCCGCACCCAAGTAACGGTAAGGTCCTGGCTCGGGTTGCGCGTGCCGACGATATGCACTGGCGCGTAGGGCTGCTCCGCGCGCCCAATCGTCAGTCGCCGCACCTCGCTTGCCGTCTGGATCGAGCCGAACAGGCCGACGAAGCGGAACCGCTCTATGGTATTGAGCGCGCCGGTGGGCGATGCGCTGCGTAGCACGGACGCGTCGAGCAGCAGGAATGTGGCGCCGATGGCGAAGGCGCCGGCGTCCTCGGTGCCGCGCCGGCCGCGCAGCAGACGGCGCAAGACAAAGCGCCCAGAGCCGAGCGGATCGGCATCGACAAACTGAATTAGCTCGACCCGGCCATCCTCAGCCAGCAGCGCCGCCAGGTTGGCGCCGTTTAGCACCTCGAGGTCGGTCGCACCCTCGATTCGCTCCGCGCCCGTCTGCATCTGGACCGTGAGCACGGTGGTGTCGTCCCAGGTCCAGTAGGAGCTTGGGATCGGCACTGGCGAGACGACGGTACCCCAGGCCGCCGGGTCCACCAGCGCGCCGACCGACTCCCAGACGGTGCCGTCAATCGAGCGGAACGCATCCGCTCTCCGCCAGGTCTGGCCTCGGATGGCGCCGCCGTGCAGGTAGGTGCGCAGCCCGGAGCCGCCCAAGTCGTCGGCGTCAGTCAGCAGCGGCAAGTTCGGCGCGAAGCCGCGCACCGCGTAGGGCAGCGGCAGCGCATCCGGCGTCCGTCCAGCGCCGCCGTCGGCCAGTGCGGGCTGCACGTAGTCGCCCGTGACTTCTTCGACCGCTTCGATCTCGACCGTCCAGTTGGCGCCGAGCTGCGCCGAAAGGATGCGCGCGCGAGCCTGCGCCCCGTCGGCGCGCGTGAGCAGGATCGGATCGGTCGGTTCAAGACGAAGGTGCTGGGTCGTGCCTGCAAAGGTGAAGCGCGTGCGCTCGCGCCAGGATGCGGTTACGATCCGACGCGCGATCGCCTTCGCTTCCGATGCGGTCAGCACGATCGGCAGGTCGAGCACCGTCTCGCTCACCGACGCCATGGTGGCGGTGGGCGCGAGCGGCCGCTGCCACCGCTGGGTCCCCACCTCGTAAGCTCGATCCGGGTCAATATGCCGCACCGAGACCGCGCGCGGAAGCTCGGCGTCCTGCGCGCGCTGTTCCTCGATCACCGGGCTATCACCGCGCCGCACCAGATCGTTGTGCGCGACCGTCGCCACCGTGGCGCCGCCGCGCTTGCGGAACACCAGCACGTCGTCGCGCTCGACCGCGTCGAAGGAGAACGCGGTCGCGAGCGGTTCGAGCGCCTGGCGCGCCGCCATCGGCCGGGCCACGACGAAGCCGCGCACACTGTCGGTGAGGGCCGCAACGTTGATGTCCGAGGCGACGAGGCCTGCACGCGTGCAGAGCGTCGACACGATCGACGAGAGCGACACAGTATTGCTGCTCTGGCGCTGCATCAGCAAACGACGATAAGTTCCGCCAGCGTAGTAAAATGCGGCCTTGATCGACGAATCCCAAGCGAACGTAGCAAAGACCGGCATAGCAGAAGTCGTGGCGGTTTGCAGCGTCGCGCCCGTGCGCGTATCGAGCAAAACGACCTGGTTCAAGCCGGGGTTGTGGATCGCCCAGGTGCCGCCTAGAACGCGCTTGGCGCCCGACCGTGACTCGGAGAAGACGGTCGCAAAGTATCGCCGCCAGGCAATCGATCCATCTGCACGCAGCTTGACAATTGCAGTTCCAACGGACGGAGTGGGCACAGCAGCAAGGATAAGAGCGTTGTCGTCAAGATCGTAATCGAAGGCGTTAAGATCGATCTTTCCAGAACCAGTCAAACCAAGTTCGGCATTGGTATATGCAGCCACCCGCGACGCCCTAACACCTGCGATCTGTTGCCCGCCAATCGCGCCGTAGGTAAGCACGATGCGCCAGAGCTCGATGCCACCACCGGAAATCGGCGCGGCATACCAGACGTCGGATTCGCCCTCCCGCTCCTCTCCTGCCGCCAACCATCCGTTCTGCGGCGCTTCCATAATGCGCTGGTCGCCGGAGGCAGACGAGCCGAATACATACTGCATCGTGTCCACGTCGATACAGTAGACGGCCGCCGGGCTGCCCTGCGGTGGAGTCAAGAAGAAGCGTCGCCAGCCAAAGGGACCGAGCACGCGAGCGATCACGCAATCGCCGCGCAGCGGTATGCGAAAGCGGGTGCGCGTGGTGGTAAATGCCGAACTTGTTGCTTCGAACGGAGGCCCAATCTCCGTTCCGGCATCGAGATCGTACTTGCGCAACCACACGTTGGCAGACGGCCCGTGCACCACGTAAGCCTTGCCGTCCTGCGTCGCTAGCGCGTACACAAACCGCACTAAGCTCGGGCCATAAGCCCGCTGCGCGTCCATCGTCCGCGTGTTTACCGAGGCCAGAAAGTCGAGCGTATTGTTGTTGGCTTCGGCGCCTAGCAACAAAATCGTTCCACGTTCGTAGTCTGCGGCGTAATACTTGCCGTCCCAGCTGGCAGCTGTCGGAAGCGTTACTGGCGCTTCTATGGAAGAAATGCCACCAGCCGCGACCACCTCGACACTTACCGACGGAATACGATTGCCGAAGGAGTTTAGCGGTACATCCTCGAACACCAGATAGCAAAGACCGCGATGCGCAACCGCATTCGCCGCACCGACGTTTGCCTCGATAAGAGGATCCGGTAGCTGCTCCTCGTCGCCTGGATAAAACCGCCAGCGCAGACCAGGGACCTGCAACTCGAGCGATGCGCCCGACGCGTCGTAGACGAGCTTGTCGTCCATCCAGATCCGCAGCACGGCAGCCATCGGACCGGCGCAGAGCGCGGATGCCCAAGAGGCGAAGTAGGAGTAGGTGGTGACGGTCTGCCGTCGTCCGCCCTTGCCAGCGCGCACCCGTCGCGTGTTCGTCTGCTCGCGGATGCCCGAAGACCAGATGATGTTGCCGGCGACGCGCGCCGTGCCGAACACAAGCGGGATGGCGGCGCCGTAGGTGCTGGTCTGAACCGAAAGATCGCCAAGGCGCGGCCCGGTGATGGGCGGCGGCTTCGGGCCGAATAGTAGATTGCCCGCCAGACCGCCGAGCGCCCAGCCAACCGACACGCCAAGCGAAGCAGCGCCGAGCGCGCTGCCGACGGCACCACCCAGGACCGCGCCAGTAGCCGCAAGCGCGAGGACGGCCATCTCAGACCCCCCTCAGCCGGAAGACGCCTGTAAGCACCTCTATCTCCGATCCGGCCAGACGCTCCTCGACCACGCGCCGGCGCGGAGCATAGGCGTGGATCAGCGAAAGGCATCGGTATTCGGGATGCAGGCCCGCAATGCCGATATGCCCGCCATAGACGCCCACGTTGAAGAGCAGCACGTCGCCCGGGCGAGGATCGGCGACCGATCCTTCGTCCAGCAAAGACGTCAGTTCCTGACGCAGACGGTGCGAGGACGGCTCGCGCTCGTAGGGCGGCGGGTCTGGCACGTCGAAACCGCAATCGCGCGCCGCCAGCAGCACCAGCCCGATGCAGTCCAGCCCCTCGCGCGAGCGGCCGAGGTGGCGCCAAGGCACGCCAAGATAGGCCCGCGCGGCTTCGTCCAGCGTCACGCGACCCCCGTCTCGATCACGCCCTTGTCGCCCGGCACGTAGGGCTCGCCGCGGAAGTTGAGCCGGTTGGCGAAGCGGTCGCGGCAGGTGGCGAGGCGCTTGTCGCACTCGGGCTGTATCCGCAGCACGTCGCCAGCGGTAGCCGGAAACGGCAGCGGCAGAAAGAGGGTCAAGGTGCGGGTGGCCTGCACCCAGCCAAGCACGTCGCGCGCTACGCCAGCGTTCAGCCCGGTCTCGAATACGACCACGCCCGCCTCGAACCACCCGCTCGCACGGGTCGGTGCTTCGCCGGTGTTCTGGATCACGATGGTCTGCAGATTCGGCGCAGAGGCCACCGTCGCCGGCAGGGTCCACGCCATGCGCGCGGTCCAAGTGACCGTGCCATCCGTCGTGGTGGCGCCGATTGTCGTGTCGAACGTCGGAGGCGTGGCGGCGCTGGTTCCGGCGGTCGTGCACTCGTAGATGCGCTCCTGCTCACGCCAGGTGCCCGTCGCCAGCGGGTCGGTCTCGACGCGCACGAAGGTCCCAAGCGCGTAGGCGGTGCTGTTCGCCCGCAGCAGCGGCCGAATTGGCACCTTGCAGCGCGCGTCGCCCAGGTCGGCGCGGCACTCGGGCGTGTAGAGTTCGCCGACCGTCACGTTCAGCGCCTGCGCCAGGCCGCGAAGCTCCGCGCGGAAGGTGCCTTCGTCGCGCGCCACAACCTCGCCCAGCCGCCCGCGCCGCAGCCGAAGCGTCCCCTGCGACAGGTCGGCCCAGTTGACCAGGAAGATGCGCACCTCGGCGCCGTCCCAGATGCCGGCGCGCAGCGACGGGGCGTCGATCTCCGCCGCATCCAGGATGCCTTCGATCTCGGTGTCGTCCACCGAGAGGTCGGCGCGCGACGCGATCGCGGCCCGCCGATAGCCGGTCTGCGCGCGATAGGTGACGCCGCTGATCACCAAATCCCGATCATGATCGGTGAAACCGAACACCAGCCCATCGCGGCGCTCGACACGCCAGCAGGTCGCCAGCGTGGTGAGCCGCTCGCCGAGATGGGTTGCCAGCGCGCCGGATACCGATTTCACAGCCGCACCTCGACCACCGGGATGTCAGTCCACTGGCCCTGGAAGAAGTTCTCCAGGGTCAGCCCGAGTTCATCAACATCGAAACGCACGGGCACGTCGAATTCGCAGGACGCCTCAACAGCCTGTCCAGCGGGCGACCGCAGGCTGACGCCGAGAGTGATGACGCCCGTCGTCGTGTTCACCTGGAACTGGTTCGAACCGTTGCCAAGCGTTCGCTCCACGTTATTGACCCAGCACTTCACCGTGCCAGTCACCGGCAGTTGGATCGTTCGCACCTGCGATGCGGGACCGGAGGCGTAGGTCTTGACGATCTGGAAGGTCGCTGTTGTGCCGTCCGTCGTGCCGATCTGCTGGCGCGGCACCTGGAAGTCGGACCAATCTTTGAAGCGGAACGCGAAGGCGCGGCCACGACGGGCGCGGAAGAACGCGATCAGTTCGGCTAGGTCGTCGCGCGTCTTGAGCCCGGATCCGACGTTCCAGCGGCCGCGCGAGGCCGACCAGTTCTGGTTCCGCCGCTCGTGGCCGCCGGCGGTCGTGACCACGTTCGTGGACCACAGCGGCCCGCCGGTCGCCCCGAGCGCAATCTTGTCCGGGAAGCGAACGTCGTGGAACGCCATCAGAGGCTCCGCTGCGCGCGCTGCAGCGTGCGCGCCATGGAGGCTGCGATCTGGCTCTGCGAGGCGCGGAAGCTGTCTGCGTCAGGGGTGGTGATGTTAATGGTTACGTTCATGGAGCCGAAGCCACGGCGCGCCTCGCGCTTGGGCACGACGATCTCGCCGCGCTGCAGGATAGCAGGGTACTCGTCCGGTCGGAACCAGCCGTTGTGCAGTCTTGGCGCCCCGGCGAACGCGAGCGCCGGCACGCGGCGCTGCGGCACGACGCTTTCGCCGACCACGCCGCCTTCGTGGAACAGCCCGGCGATGAACGAGCCGATGCCGGAAAAGATGCCGCTGATACCGCCTTCGCCGAAGACGCCTTTGAGCGCCGAGTTGAACAGCGCAAGCAGCGGCTCTGTGATCAGCTTGCGCGTGCCGAGCCGCAGCAGATCCTGTTCGATGCCTTTCAGAACACTCGAGAAGCTTTTGCCGCGCGTAATCGCACCTTCGAACGCGCTCTCGAAGGTAAGGCCGAGCTGGCGCGCAACATCGTCGATCTGCCTGACCTGCTGTTCCGCCCGATTCAGTTCGTTGATCAGCGCTTCAGCGCGTCGGCTGATGATCTCGTTGGCCTGCTCGGCGCCGAACCGCAATTCGAGCACGGGACGCAGCTGGCCGAGCCGTTCCAACGCCTCGATGTAGCGCTCGATCGGCGTGCGCGTCTCCTCGTAGAGCCGTGCTGCCTCGCTGAGCGCCTGGTTCTCCTCTCGCCGCGCCTGCTGGAGGTCGAACAGCGCGTTGGCGAGCCGCTCGGCCTCCACACGCTGCGCGCCAGTAAGACCGGTCACACGCTCGGCGACGAACCGCTCGCGCTCGTCGACCAGCTCAGCCAGTTCGAGTTGTCGGCGGAGCGCCTCGATCCGCCGCTCCTCGGCGCTGACCGCCGTGGTGGTGGTCCGCGTGAGCCTCTGCAGCGCTTCGTCGCGAGCCTGCAGTGCCTCGTTTTCGAGTTCCTGTCGCTGCTCAGGACGGATCGCACCCGACTCGACCGCCCGACGAATGCGCTCTAACCGCTCTTGGTACTCGCGCTGGATCCGCAGCCGAGCGTCCAACTCCTCGCGCAGCCTCGCGATATCCTCGGCCGCGCGTTGACGACGAAGCTCGGCCTCGTTCGCTCCCGTGCGGGTGCGTCCTTCGAGGATCTCACGCGCTTGCTCTTGGTACTGCTGATTAAGCGGACGCAGCCGTGCAAGCTCTCGTTCGATCTCTTCACGAGCGCGAATCAGTTCTTCGACGGGCGTCTGCACCGTGCGGCCGCGGCGTGTGGTCGAGGTAACAACGCCATCGACAGCGCTTTCGATCAGCGCTGAAATGCGCGCTCGCTCGCGTTCAAGATCCCTGATCTGCTCAGATACAGGCCTGCCGAAGAGTACGCCCTCGAGCACGGCAGCGAATGTGCTCAGCGCTGGCGCTGCCTCGGCCGCGATCCGCGTTGCCAGCCGCCCGAAAGCTTCGCCAAGCTTGTTCAGCTTGTCAGACGCTTGATCTGCCTTGACGATAAGCTCGGCGCCAACAATCACGCCATAGCGAAGGGCTTCAGCGATGAGGTCCTGAAGCTTCTCGCGGCCCTGCGCCAGAAACGGAATTAGTTTCTGGCCGATTCGATCGCCAAAGATTTCGGTAGCGATGCGTGCACGCTCGGCCGGGTTCTCGATCGCCGCAATGCGGTCGGCGATGTCCGCCAGCACGCCCTCGGTTGCGCGCGCGTTGCCGGACGCATCGAGGAAGGCGACGCCGATTTGGCGAAATGCCTCCTCAGCCTTGCCTCCATCTACCGCCGCCTCGCCGATGCGACGGGTCAGGATGGCTAGCCCGCGTTCCAGATCCTCGCTGCGAAGCCCGACCTCGGTGGCGGCAAACCGGAACGCCTGCAGCGCGTCCGTAGAGACGCCGACCTGATCCGCAAGCTCGCCGAGCCCGCGTACCGCATCGACGGCCCGCTTCGCGAAATTAGCTAGCGCACCAACCGAGAGGGCCGACAGCACTGGCCCGAGCAGCGACAACGCGCGGCTGGCTCCTTGGGCGGCTGCAATAATGCGCTGGAACGCGCGATCGCCCTGCTCGCCGATCTGGGTGAGCTCGGTTTTCGTCTGCTGCGCGCCTTCAACAGACAGCCGCAGCAGGAAGCGACGCACTGCTTCAGCTACCATCGCGCCGCTCCTTCGCTCGTTTCACCGGCGCTTCCGCCATTCCATCCGCGATCGCGGCCAGCAGCTCGCCCGCGACTTCAGGCGCGGCTCCGAGCGCCTGCGCGACCGCCAGGGCGGCGGCCATGTCGATCCGCACCCCTGCCATGTCCGCCGTCAGGCAGGCGAGCGCCGCGCGCCAGCACGCCGTCCCATCGACCGTTTCCGGGCCGTGCTCGACGTAGGGACAGCTCAGGCCGCACTCGTGTCCGAGATTGGCGCAACCTCGGCAATATTCCGGCCCGCCGCCGCAGTGCCATGCGGCACGGGCCCTGAGGCGTTTCCCTCGGCTTCCACAACTCGCAGCGGGGTCATGACCGCATCGAAGAAGGCGAACGCCATCTCCTCATGGCTCAGCAGGATCTCGATCGCCTCCGGCGTGATAGGGACCGCTGCACCATCTTCGTCCACCACGTTCTCCCAGGCGCGGATGCATTCGCGCCCGAGTGCTTGGATGGTGAGCATGAGCGCCACACCGCGCCGCAGGTTCTCCTGCTCTGGAATCTCTTCCTTGCCGAGCAGTTCGAACGCTCGTTTCCGAGCCGACGCCTGCGCTGCTGCGACGACGACGGTGGTGATCGGCGCGACGCGCAGCCGCACGCCATGCGGGAGCTCGACCCACCGCTCCTTCTGCTTGAGCCGAAACATCAGGCGTAGCTCGCAACGGCGTTGCGGAGCGTGACGGTCATCATGCGGCCGACGCCAGAGTCGAAAGCACAACGGAAATCGAAGCTGGCTTCGATGCCTTGCGGTCCCTGGATCGGCGTTTTGGCAAGAGCCAGATAGGTCTTGTGCAGCGTGATGGTGAGACGACGGGTGGCGCTGATGCGATACTCGAACTCGAGAGCGATCGCGGTGTTGTTGATCGCGTCATCCAGCAGCGTGGTGTCAGCGAAACGGCTTGTCACCTGCCCGGTGGCACGCGAGAGCCCAGGATCGGCCCCTTCGATCCTATAGTCGTCGCGGATCGTTTGGACGATCTCGATGCCGTTCGAGAAGTTCAACTGGCCGCCGGTGATCTGTGCGAGCGCGTTGTTGTTGCGACGGATGATGCCCTGCGCCTTGTTGAAAGCGGTGTAGTCGCGCGTGGTCGGCGTGCCTGCGGAGGACGTGTTCGAGCGCGTCGCACCCTGCGCGATCAGACCGAATGTGGCGGTGGCAGCGCCGGAAGGCGAGAAGTCGATCTGGAACGTGTCCGCGCGCACCCCCGACGAGACGGCGTAGTTTGGCACATCCGGCATGGCCTGCTCGATGCTGTTCGACGGCAGCGAAGAGGCGCCGGAAACAAAGACGTGCTGAAAGTCTGGCGCGGTGCCGGTGGTGGTCGGCGGTCCGAGCAGCAGCCGCAGCCAGTCGCCGATGAACTCCAGATCAACCGGCACTTCGGCCCGACCCTGGACGGTGACGATGTCGCGGAAAGGCGGGGCGACGTCGCGGTTGGTCGCGAGACCGATGACGTCCGCGTCGATGAATGGCTGCTCAGCGCCGAGGTCGAAATTGATGATCGGCATAAGCCGCCAGTTGCCGCCTGGAGGCGTGCCGTAGACAGTCTCGACCGCCATGTGGATCTTGCTGTTTGCACCGATGGCACGGGCCATGTGAACCTCCGAAGATCAGGAAAGAGGGGTCTCGCTGGTGGTGAACCAGAGCGAGACCGGCAGGGACGCGGCGCGCGTCGAAGCGGCGCCGTCGAACTCGAGGTCGTCGAAGGACGGGCTCTCTGGCTGCGCCCATTCCACTGCGCCGCCGAGCGTGCGGTCGGCGACGATCGCGTCAGAGATGTCCACGAGCAGCTCGTCCAGCAGCTGCGCTCGATCGTCCGGCGTCGCGCCAGGCGCCGCGACCACGACCTCGGCAACATGCCGCACCTGCCAGCGCAGCGGTGACAAGATTGCGGTTTCCTCGGCCGTCTCGCCGTCCTGGACCACGACCAGCCCGCCGGACGGGAGCCGCTGCGGCACGGTCTCGCCGCGCAGCACCTGCGGCGCAGGTGAGCGCGACGCGAGCGCAGTCGCGATGGTGGCGTGCAGCGCGGCGATCGCCGCTTCACGGATGCTCACAGC